GAACTGCCACTTCGGATCGATGCTGGCGGTGCGGTTGCCCCACAGGCGGAAGCCACCTTCGCGGATGATGGTCGCCACGTTGGCCTGGTTCAGCAGGTTGGCGCGGCTGGTCGCATCGGACAGGCCGAAGTCGATCGCACGAGCGGTGCCGACGATGCCGTACAGCTCCTGGTTGGACGGCGATGCCCACCAGCCGCGCTCGTTGTCGCTGCGGGCGATGGCACCGGCCACGGCACCGGAGGCGTAACGGCTGACGATCGCTTCACCCTGCTGCACCAGCACGGCCGGATCGACCACGTAGACACGCTTGGAACCAGTCAGTGCGGTGGTGGTCTTGGCCGCATCGTCGTTGCTGTTCGGGCCATCCTTGATGATGATGGCGCGCAGCTTGTCGGCGATGCCGAGCAGCTCGGCCACGACCGGGTTGGCCAGGACAGTGTCCGGACTGGCCGGATCGGCCGGGTGCAGGTGGGTGAAGCCCGGGGCGACCAGGATGCGCGGCTTCACGCCGACGATGGACTTGGCAGCCAGCAGTGCATGCACGCCGGAGTACGCGCCGGTCTGTGCGTTCACGCCGCCGAGCACGTTGGCAAGGGTAGCGCTTTCGTTGGCGCCGTTCTCGACGCGGATCACGACCACGACGGCCGACGACTGGTCGAAGATCGCATCCAGTGCGCCGGGCAGCGTGCCGGCTTCGGTGCCGGTCTTGGCCGACAGTTTGGCGGCCTGCGACGGCGAGGTCACCAGGACAGGCGTGTTGATGGGGAAAGCGTCGGCGTCGGCCAGTGGCGCAGTGCCGACGATGCCGATGACGCTGGTGGATGCAACAGCGATCGAGCGCGCACCGGTGTCGATGTTGACGACCTGTACGCCGTGGAGAAATTCGGTCATTCGGAGAGGTTCCTCGGTGTGGTGGTGTGCCTGCAGATGCAGGCGACGGGTATATGTTCGGAAAATGCGGCCGCCGCGATAATTGCAGCGGTGGCCCGGTGATCGATCAGACCCAGCCGGAGGCGCTGACGCTGGCGCTGAAGCTGGAGACCTGGGCATTGCCACCGGCACGACGCAGGTGGACGTTGATGCTGGTGGAGGCACTTTCAAAGCTGGTGGACCTGGCGGGCACGCTGATGGATACGCCTGCCGATTGCGTCGATGCCAGCGAGGCGAACGACGGTGCGCTGTTGCTGAAGTACGCCGCTCCCTGGTTGCTTACGCTGAACTGCACGTCGTACTCGGAGGCGCTGGCGCCTGCCGGAAGCCAGCGGCCGGAGCCAATCACGGTGTTGCTGTTGTTGCCGCCACCGGTGACGCTTCGACGGATGCTGTAGTTGCCGTCGGACAGCATGTCGATCGAGATCGATGCCGATGCCGATCCGGTCGAGTTGGTCTTGGCGCCGTTGCTTGCCGAATAGCCCTGGCCATGGAACGGCAGGCGATAACTGGCGCTGCCGCGCGCAGCCCACAGGTTCGATACGTCCATGCCGCCGATGCGGTAACCAACGTCACCGCGTTTGCTGCCGTACTGGATGTGGGCATAGCGACGGCTGAGGTCGGTGCCGCCCACGCGCAGGCCGGAGTCCTGTGCAACGGGGCCTTCCACATAGGGATCGAACAGATCGTCGAAGTCGACGCCTGCCGAGCGATATCCGCTGGCCATGTCAGCCCTCCGCCTTCAGTGCGCGCACTTCTGCGGCCAGTTCCTGGATGGCTTTGGCCATGACCGGCAGAAGCTGGTCGAGCTTGACCGTGGCGACGCGTTCACCGTTGAACTCGATGCCTTCCAGGTCGACCGCTTCGGGCACCAGTTCTGCCAGCTGTTCGGCGACAAAGAAGAGACGACGGCGGCCGTCGGGGTTGTATTCTGGCTTGTAGTGACCGGTAGCCAGTTCCAAGCGCTCGACGGCAGCCAGACCGTAGGGCACGGGACCGTCGATAACCTTCAGTTTGCGCGAGGAGCCGACGTCGTAACCGCCGGCCACCCATAGTGCTCCATTGCGATCAACACCCATAACACGGGTGGCTGCTACGCCCGCACTCGGTCGTACGTAGAAGTGGTGACCACCGGTGCCGCCGCCGAAGTTGCAAACGTATTCCGAGCAACCGTAGCCATTGGAAGCGCCCTCACGATTCCAGGTAATCTGCGCTCCTTGGGACGTCCGGTCTCCGCCGATGAAGGCAGTGTCCACACCAATCTGCCCGGCCCAGAATCTGCCAGCGCCATCAATGGACGCGACGCTGTTACCGTCCTTGTTTCGAAAATCATGCGTGGCTGCGCGATAGTACGCGACAGCATTGGGCAGCTCACCATCGTAGCTGCTGCGGCTGTCCCAGTAGACGGCGCCCGCAGAGCTGAACACTCGGGCAACCGCATTCCCAGCGTAGCCAACGCGCAACCCAACCGTAGTGAGTTCTCCGGTCATCGTGTCGCCGGCTTTGCTGATCTTGCTGTTAGGGTCGAAGTTGCCGCTGGTCCAGATGCCACCCCCAGAATTCAACAATGCAGTGAACCCACCTTCGGCATTCTTGAGTGAGAACGATGGGCCGGCTTTGAATAAGTAGCTGTCGCCCGAGCCAAAGTAGATGACCCCATCGGTTGCGACGTTAGCCCAGCCTGAAACGCGCAGGGAACTGTTCTTGATGGTTACGCCACCGGTGAACGTGCCGCCCGCCACATCGATCTTCGACTCCGGCGTAAAGTTGCCGGCATGCCACATCGCAGAGCCGTTCCAGCGCGGGCTGTCGCCGTGCTTGATGGTGATTTCACTACTGGTCGCGCGGTCATTGCTCCATACCCGCCACAGGCCCGCGTTGGCCCAGCCGCCGATGAAGGATTGCTCTGCACCCTGGGCGCCAAAGCCCACCAGCGGAAACGTCCCGCCGACAAACTGCTGATCGGTGAAACTATTGGTTCCCTTGACCGCCTTGGCATCCAACACTCCCTGCAGCCCGGTCACATCCGCGATGACATGCTTGTGCCCGACAGTAGCGAAGTCACCCGCGAGGGCGAACGCGGACGCGTGCTTGCCGTCCAGGGTGTCAGCATCCAGGCCATTGCCATGCCCGGTGTCCTTCAGTGCGGCTCCCTTCAGCTCTAGCGCAGTGCGTGCGGTAGCCGTGGTTGCGGCAGACAGCAGGGTCCTGGCCAGTGCAGTCGGTGCGGCAGCACCAAAGCGCTTGTCGGTGAACGCACGCAGGCCGCGCGGAGTCACCGCGCGCTGGGTGTCAGCCGCGTCTTCCGCTTCGGTGCTGGTGGCCAGCTCGACCACACCCAGCACCTCGGTGGTGGCCGGCGGGTAGATGAACTCGGCGTTGCCGAACTGGATTTGCGTGATGTCCACGTCGGTGAAACGCGCATCAGTGGCCAGCAGCAGCATCGACGCAGCCGATTTTTCCATGATCGGATCGGTCTGGCCGTAAGTGGCGAACAGCGTGCCGTCAGCCAGGTACAGGCCGAATCCGCGCAGCGAATAGGCGGTGGCACTGTCGTCGCGGATGGTCACGTGCAGCGTGTCATCGCCCACGGCCTGGCCGCCGAAGGTTGCGACCCGTTTGATCTCGCCTGGCAGCGCAGTCAGGTCGCCCGAAGGTGCGAATGCCGTGGACGTCAGGCCGATTTGGGTGATCAGAACGGCATTGGTGCCGGTGTTCGGCGGATTGACCAGCTTGGCGAAGCCGGCGTCGGTGATTTTCAATCGCATGCGGGGTTTACTCTCCGATCAGTTGGATGCGGCGGAAGGCCGTGGCGTGTGCGGCTGCAAGCGCGCCGATTGCTGCGTCGGCCTGCATGCCCTGGGTGAAGGTGAAGTGCGATCGCACCGGCTTGGTGCGGGTGATCTCGCCGATGACGTCGTCGACGAAGATGGCGGTGGCCGACGTGCCGCCCTGGTTGGCGATGGTCATCACCGCTTCGAAGGTGTGCGGTGGTCCCTTCGGTTGCAGCTGCCACCACTCGCGGATCAGTACAGAACCACCGAACGCAGCAACCACATCGCGGACGCTGCCCGCCGTGCCCTTGCGGCGCTGGATGGCGATCGCCGCACGCACGCGGGCGCGTTTGACCGGTTCGGGCCAGTACGCCTTCCATTCGTCCACCGAGAGCGCCCATGCCAGCCAGGGCAGCAACGCGGCCGGGCAGCGATCGGCGTCCCACAGGGCGGTGATGTCCACCGGCAGCGGGCGGGCAATGATCGCCTGCGACAATGCACGCTCGGCCTGGGTGGCATTGGGCGGCAGCAGGTTGGCTGAGGCCGGCACGCGGACCTGTGCGTCGCCGTCGATGATCACGCCAGGGGAAGGTGCGGTTGCGAGCGTGACCGCGCTACCGCTGACGGAAGCGTCGTTCAGGCGCCGGCGTCCCTGCGCATCCGTGCGATACACGGCCTGCACCGTTGCCAGCATGCCGCCGGGGTGGCGGAACACCTGGTTCTTTCCATCAATCGCACCACGCAGGTGCGCATTGACCAGGCGCGTGGTGGCCTCACTCATCGTTGCCACCGTGGGCCAGCGTGACGGCGGTGCAGTACGTGGCCTGGGTGCGGTCCACCACCACGTCCGCAGCGGGGCTGTCGATCACCACGCGCTGTACGCCTTCGGCATGCAATGCAGCGAACAACCCGGAGCGGGTCACGTCCCGGCCGAGCCGATGCGATTCGACGATGTAGCGGTCCAGGCGCGTGCGCGCTTCGGCCAGCACGACCTGCGAGTCGGGTCCAGCGAAGGTGTACAGCGTAGCGGCGACAGCGTACTTGATGACTGTCGCCGGTTTTACCAGCACGTGATCGGTCAACGGGCGCACGTCATCCGCGCTCAGCTTCGCCTCCACCACGTCGAGCAAGCCCTGGGTGGCGGTGCCGTCGGCTTCACGCGACAGCACCGACACCACTACTTCACCAGGCGTGCTGCTGGTAGCGCTGGCGTCCAGCACGCGCGGATCCGCGCTCAGCGCATGGAACACATAGGCACCTTCCGGTCCTGCCACGCTGAAGCCTTCCGGTCCGAGCTGGATGCGGCGACGGAAGTCCTCGTCGTTCTCGTAGCGGGGAAGGATGCCTTCCTGTGGCTTGCCCGGATCGAGCACCAGGCGTGTGATGCCGAAGAGTGCCGCCAGCTGATCCAGATCGCTGCCCACCGCATAGGCGAGCATGACACCGCGCGCGGCATCGTTGACGCGCTGGCGGTCGAGCAGGCGCAGGTAGGTGCAGACTTCGAGGATCTTGAAGGCGGGGTCCGACGGCAGCAGCGCGTCGAACGTGGGGTCCAGGGCCTGCAATGCCGTCAGCGACTCATCGAACATGGCTTCGAAATCGAGCACTTCGATGACCGCCGGGGCTGGCAGCTGGGAGAG